ATGTATAGCGAGGAAGTAGTGATAGGCGGCTTGCCGGTTATGATTATCAAGAAGGCAAATTTGAAAAATTGGTATTTACGGATATTTCCGCCGGATGGAGAGGTTTCGGTCAGTGTACCGTTGAATACAAAAACGGAATCCGTTCGATTATTTGTTCTGCGCAAGATGCCTGAGATTATAAAGACAAGAGAAAAGATGCTGGGGCAGCCACGACAAAACAAAAGAGAATATATATCCGGCGAGTCTTATTATATCTGGGGTAAGCCATACAGGCTTCAGGTAGTATACCAAGGCAAAAGATCACGTATAGAGAAAACACCGACGAAGCTTGTGCTGACTGTGCCGGAAGGAACTACGGAGGCACAGAAAGAAAAAATCATTACAGAATGGTACCGTAAGGAAATCAAACGAATCATGGGCGGGGTAATTGCTCTATGTGAAAAGCGTACGGGTATCCAAGCAGCAGAATATCGCGTCAAGAACATGCATACCCGATGGGGAACCTGTAAGATACCTGAACGCCGGATATGGATTAATTTACAGTTGGCAAAGAAGCCTGTCGAGTGTCTGGAATACGTGATAACGCATGAACTGGTACATTTACTGGAGGAAAACCATACACATCGGTTCCAAGCATTGGTGGAGGAATTTTACCCGCAGTGGAGGGAGGCAAAAAAAATTCTGGCGGCATTGCCATTGGATTACATGGAAAAAGGAGCGATAAATAAGGCTAATGACGAAGCTGACACCGAGTGATATCTTTGATATAAATCGAAAAACAGGCGCATTGGTACTGGGGAAAAATCGATTGGATGATTATGCTGAAAAATATTTGATGCACCATTGTCCAGAGGCATTGCTTCAGCCAATGCCTATACCGGTAGACCGGATTCTGAAAGAAGAAGGTCTTACGGTAGAAAAAGTTCAGTTATCCGAAAATTTGGATATATTTGGATGCTGCATGCTGTTGGACGGAGAAGTCAAAGTCTATGATAAAGACACCCAGACTATGGTGCTCAAAGCGTATCCGGCGGGAACTATCTTAGTGGATCCTTTAACGGCCTCTTTTCGAGGAGAAGGCGCAAAACGGAATACACTTATCCACGAAGTTCTCCACTGGGAGAAAGACAAAAAATATTTTGAAATTCTGGCTATTAAAAATAAACGGAGCAAAGAAAAACTATTTCCCATGATGTGCCGCCGTTCTGAAACTTTTTATGAGCCATCAGCGGGTAGCAATACAAAAGCAAATGAAGTTCGCTGGCTGGAATGGCAGGCGCATCGCCTGGCTCCTCGTGTGTTAATGCCAAAGGTCATGTTTACACGAAAGGCATTAGAATTACTGGATGCCGAAAAAGCGAAATCAAGATGGGGTTCTTGTGATACTTTAATTGAAGAACTCAGTAAGTTCTTTATTGTTTCCCGTATATCGGTAAAATATCGACTTCTGGAAGTTGGGCTGAAGGAGATACTGAGTGAACTGCCGGATTTTGATGCCGTTTTTTCAGATATTAACCAAAGCAAAGATTTTGTAAGACTTACGGAAGTTGAAGCGGGGGCTCTTGTTTTAGCAAATGAAGACTTGCAAAAGTGGCTGAACAGCGGCCGGTTCATATTTGCAGATGGCTATTTCGTTATCGCCCTCACTAAGTATGTTGCCATAAAAGACGGAGTTCCACATCTGACCGCAAATGCTAAGAAACATCTTGAAAAGTGTGTGATCAATATTCGGGCACAAAAGTATATTGATTATCCGCATTTACGGGAAGATTTGGGGCAGGCCTTTTTATACAGTGGGGAAGAAATAGATGCTAGAATTTTGGCTTTTCATCCTGAAGCACAGACGGCCCTTAGTAAAATTGATTCTGACGAAGCCGTTCAAAGTGCAATCGATGCTATGTTTGAGGAAACATCTGAAGAACGTACTTTAGTGCAAATGGCGAGCAATCCATATACAACTCTTTGTGAATGTTTGTGGTTTGCCATACATAGCCGTCATTGGACACCAGAACAATTTAATGAAGAAACGCTTTTGCACAAAGATTATTTAGGAAGGATTCGGCGCGGCGAATATTCCAATATGGGAACAGATGTCTTGATGGCAATATGTGTAGCGCTTCAGTTAAAGTTACCTATTGTAGAAATGTTGTTCAAAAAATCCGTAAATAATGTTTCACCGTATCAGGAGCCATACAAAACATATTATACAATTTTGTCAAACTTCCCTAAAATCACGATTGATAACTTTAATTTGATACTGCAGAAACGAAAAATGAAGGAGTTGGGTAGCACAATAAAAGAATTTTGAAAAATAAAAAACCCAACAAGTTGACTTTAGACCCTTTTTAGGGTCTTTTTTTTATGCCTAAAATGACAAAACGCTGATAAATACTGAATTTTTAAGTCAACTCTACGAGTTGATCATGAAATTTAAAAACCTGCAATAATAAAATCAGACGGTAAAAGACATGTTGTGAAAGGATGTGGTGGGTTTGGTATAGGAAGTGAATTGCATCAATAAATCATCATAAACCGGGGTCGCTCCCCACGTAAAAAATTGAAAATCATGCCGTAGAGCGCGCGATCTAGGCAGGATATCAAATACAGATTTTTTCCAACTCATTAGGTTAGGAGGAATCTGTGAGAGATACCCTTCCTTTGCTGTGCGCTCTTTCTGGCTCCAGACGGGTCTGTGTATCTCTGCACAGACCTGTTTTTCATATCTTGCCGAAGATCGTGCTTTCTCTGGCGAGGAGGCAAATCATGAAGTTGAAGTTAAGATATGAAAATACGTTTCAGGAACTTGAAATCGAATTGTGTGAAATGGAAGGTTGGTTGAACATTTCAGTGGAATCGGATGACCCAATAGAAGACAGAGAAAAACGAGTGCAGGACGCGGTGGATACGCTCCTGAATCGGCCGGACTACAACAACTGGCATACAATGGCGCGTCATCGCGGTATCCCTCCAAAGCCAAGCCGGAAAGATGACCAGGATGCAGATGATACTGATGGATTGGATTGCCTGGAAGATACCGGTTACGCAAGATGGCTGGAGAAACGAGAATTATATGACGCTGTTTGCAGTGATGTGAAAAAAGCACTAGCAAAGAAACCCAAGTGGGCTGATGCTGTCATTGCTGTTTACGTCAATGGGGAATCCATTCGAGATTATGCCAGAAGAATCGGCGTCAATGAAAACAACATTACCCAATTTTTGAAACGGGCTAAAAAAAGATTGAAAGAAATTTTTGCGGACCGTCAGATTTGACGATTTGCCGTGGCTAGTAAATAGGGGGCAACTCCAAATTACATCAGAGGAGGTCATCAAAATGACTACAATGGAAAACTTTATTTACAACGGAATGAACGTGCGTACGGCCATCGTGAACGGCGAGCCATGGTTTGTAGCCGCCGATGTGTGCCGGATTCTGGATATCGGAAATCCGAGTGATGCATTGTCGAGACTGGATGATGACGAAAAAAATACCCTAGTTTTAACCGAGGGTATTCCGGGAAATCCGGAAAAGAGGGTCGTCAATGAACCAGGGTTGTATACGCTGATTCTTGGAAGCCGTAAACCAGAAGCAAGAACCTTTAAGAGATGGGTGGCTCATGAAGTGATTCCGTCCATTCGCAGAACAGGGTTATATGCAACGGATGCTATCCTCAATAATCCGGATTTGGCTATCGCTGTACTCACCAGACTCAAGGAAGAACGAGAACATCGCAGATCCATGGAACTTCTGGCAGCTGCTCAACAGCAGCAGATTGCTGAACTTCAGCCCAAGGCATCTTACTATGACTTGGTCCTCCAGTGCAAAGACCTAGTTAAGACCTCGGTCATCGCCAAGGATTACGGCTGGTCGGCCCAACGACTGAACAATTGGCTCCACGAACGGGGCATCCAGTATAAGCAGGGCAACATCTGGCTTCTCTACCAGGAATATGCTCCGCTGGGTTACACTAGTACAAAGACATTCAACGTCCCTGATAGAAACGGAGTTTCGCATAACCGCATCTGCACATACTGGACGCAAAAAGGGCGGCTGTTCATTTATCAGTTGATGACTGCAGAGGGGAATTTCCCGCTCATTGAGCGAGGGAGGTGCGGGTGTGACGATATTTAATCACGAACACTACAAAGATCTGACTCTACACGATGCATTAGCGCTTATCGACAGTGAACAGAAAACGGTCAGGGCGTATCGGCCACTGGTTTACATTTGTTCGCCGTATTCAGGAAATATCGCCGGGAACGTAAAAAACGCTCGGCGGTATTCTCGGTTTGCTTTTGAACAGGGCTGTATTCCCATAGCCCCACATCTCCTGTTCACGCAGTTCCTGGATGACACTAACCCGATGGAACGGGAGTTAGGCCTGCACTTTGGCAATGTACTTATGAGCTTGTGCCGGGAAGTATGGGTGTTCGGCGATATCATTTCCCCTGGCATGGATGCGGAAATCAGAAGAGCCCGATGGAAGAATTACAGACTGCGTTTTTTCACAAATTCCTTTGAGGAGGTACCACAATGAACTTCACATTATATACCGCTCATGTAGCGGGGGAAGAATCAAACTGCCACTATCCGGAACAGAAGGTTATCCAGGATGCGGAAACACTTAAAAGTGCAGTGGCCTTTGATCATGTATGCGCAGCTTTTAAGGATAATTATCGGAGTCGGGGTAACTTCCTGTTATCAGATGTCATTGTCATGGATTGTGACAACACACATACGGAGAATCCAGGGGAATGGATCACGGGTGAGAAACTGATTTCCATGCTACCAGGCGTAGCGGCAGTGGTGGTTCCTTCCCGGAATCACATGAAGCCCAAGGACGGCAAGTGCGCCAGGCCGCGGTTCCATGCCTATTTTCCCATTCTCCCTATAGCGCGGGAATCAGCCTATACTGCGCTGAAACATGTCGTCTATGAACGATTTCCTTTTTTTGATGATGCGGCCCTAGATTCGGCACGATTCATCTATGGTTGTTTCGCCGATGCTGTTCTTTGGCAGAACGGGCCGGAGACGATTGCCCAGTTCTTATCAATCCAGACGGATAAGCAGAGGACCATTCCCCAGGGACAGCGCAATAATACCATGAGCCGCTTTGCCGGCCGGGTCATCAAACGGTACGGAGCAACAGAGCGGGCCTACTCCATTTTTCTTGAAGAGGCCGAAAAATGCGACCCGCCGCTTGCTGATGCGGAACTCAATAAAATCTGGCAGAGCGCTGTGCGTTTTGGTGAACGCATTGCCAGGCAAGACGGGTACGTCAGTCCGGACCAGTACAATAACGATTTTTCCAGCCGAGGCAGCCTGAAGCCGGAAGACTACTCGGATATCGGCCAGGCCAAAGTGCTGAAACGGGAATATGGCGATGAGCTGCGGTATACGGAAAGTACCGATTTCCTGCGGTACAACGGCATCTATTGGGCCGAATCCCATCAGGAAGCCATCGGTGCAGCGGAAGAATTCCTGGAACTGCAGCTGGCAGATGCCAGGGACCAGATGGAAGCTGGCAGGAAGGAACTGCAGGAACTGGGCGTTGCGGCAGAACTCATCGACAAAGGCGGCCGGATGCTGGAGAAAGTCATCGAAGGCAGTCAGCAGAAAGCCTTCCAGTCCTACCAGGCGGCTTTGGCATATTATGCCTTTGTCATGAAGCGGCGGGACATGCGCTACATCATTTCGGCCCTGCAGGCCCTGAAGCCGATGCTGCTCATTCCCATCCAGGCTCTGGATGCAGATGAATTCCTGCTCAACACGCCTTCGTTTACGTACGACCTGCGGCAGGGGATGGCGGGCAGGCGGGATCATCGTCCGGAAGATTATATTACCAAATGTACTGCTGTCAATCCCGGAGAGGAAGGGGAAGCGGTCTGGCAGCAGGCCCTGGGCGAGTTTTTTACGGGCGACCAGGAGCTGATTGATTACGCCCAGGAAATCTGCGGGCTCATGGCCATTGGCAAAGTGTACGTGGAAGCCCTGGTCATTGCCTATGGCGATGGACGGAACGGGAAGTCTACGTACTGGAACTCCATTGCCCGGGTGCTGGGAAGCTATTGCGGCGGCATCTCTGCCGATGCCCTGACGGCGAACTGCAAGCGGAACATCAAGCCGGAAATGGCGGAACTCAAGGGCAAGCGTATGGTCATCGCGGCCGAGATGGAAGAAGGTGTCCGGCTTTCCACTTCCGTCCTGAAGCAGCTCTGCTCGACAGATGAAGTCGGCGGCGAAAAGAAATACAAGACGCCGTTTACCTTTGTGCCGACCCATACGCTGGTCCTGTATACCAACCATCTGCCCCGCGTCGGGGCCAGTGATGAGGGGACATGGCGTCGGCTTATCGTCATCCCCTTCAAGGCGCAGTTTGAAGGCCATGGCGAAATCAAGAACTATGCGGATTATCTGGTGGAAACGGCTGGCCCCGCTATCCTGCGCTGGATCATCGAAGGGGCGGAGAAGGTCATTGCCGGTAAGTACCATCTGACTATGCCGAAATGTGTGCGGGATGCTATCCAGGAGTACCGCGGGCAGAATGACTGGCTCCGCCATTTCCTGGAAGACTGCTGTGATGTGGATCCATCATGCCAGGAAAAGTCCGGGGAACTTTATACAGCCTATCGGCTGTACTGCCAGCAGATGAACGAGTATACCCGCAGTACGACGGATTTTTACGGAGCATTAGAGAAAACTGGGTTTGACAGGCGTAAGCGGAAAGCCGGGTGTTTCATTTATGGGCTGAAGCTGAAAGTCACAGATTTCCTGTAAGAAAAAGGGAAGGGTGCAGGTCGGTGCAGGTCAATATATAAACCCCCTTTAGGGCTGAAAAATAGAAAAAATGTCTTTAAGGGAAGTTTATGAAACGACCTTCACCGACCTGCACCCCTATAAAAAAGAGGTGAGTAATATGCGAGAAAAAGTAATCGAACACCACCTGGTGATGGAAACGAAGAAGGCTGGCGGTAAGGCAGTGAAGCTTGTTTCGCCATCATTTGCAGGTATGCCGGACCGCTTGATTCTATTGGCTGATGGGAAGATGGGCTTTGTGGAAGTAAAGGCGCCGGGGCAGAAGCCAAGGCCGCTGCAGCTGAAGCGCCATGCCATGTTGCGACGGCTGGGCTACCAGGTATTCGTCCTGGATGCCATGGAGGATATTCCCGCAGTCCTGAAGGCTATCGCCCACATGCCTGATGGGAAAGGGGGCAGAGGTGCATGAAGTTCATGCCGCATGATTATCAGAAATACGCCATCGAATACATCAAGTCCCATCCCATTACAGCCCTGTTCCTAGACATGGGCCTTGGCAAGACGGTGACAACGCTGACGGCCATCCGTGACCTCATGTATGATGCCTTTGAAGTTAAGCGGGTGCTGGTGGTAGCTCCGCTGCGGGTGGCGAGAGACACCTGGCCGGATGAACTCAGGAAGTGGGATCACCTGAAAGAGCTGACATGCAGTGTGGTCGTGGGAACCGTGGCAGAACGGCGGCGGGCTTTGCAGCAGGATGCGGATATCTATATCGTGAACCGCGAGAACCTGGCCTGGCTCTATGAGAACAGCCGCCTGGATTTCGATATGGTCGTCCTGGACGAGCTGTCGAGTTTCAAGAACCACCAGTCGAAGCGGTTCCGTGCCATGAAGGCCCTGCGTCCTAAAGTGAAACGCATCGTCGGCCTTACAGGGACGCCCAGCGGCAATGGCTTGATGGACCTCTGGGCTGAGTTCCGCATCCTGGATATGGGAGAGCGTCTGGGAAGATATATCAGCCAGTACCGGAACCTCTACTTCCAGCCGGACAAACGCAACGGCATGGTGGTGTATTCCTACAAGCCACTGCCGGGAGCGGAAGAAGCCATCTATCACCAGATTGCCGACATCACTGTGTCCATGAAGGCAACAGATTATCTGGAGATGCCGGAATTGGTGAGCGTAGCGAAGGAAGTCAGACTGAGTGAAAAGGAGAAGGAACGGTATGACGAACTGAAGAAGTCCCTGGTACTGGAGCTTCCAGGCGGCGAGGTCACCTCTGCCAATGCCGCGTCGCTTACCCTGAAGCTTTCGCAGATGGCGAATGGCGCGATTTATACCGATGGCAAGGACGTGGCGGCCATCCATGACCGGAAGCTGGATGTCCTGGAAGACCTGGTGGAAAGTGCCAACGGCAAGCCAGTCCTGGTGGCGTACTGGTTCAAGCACGATAAGGCCCGCATCCGGGAGCGGATGGAAGCCAGGAAACTGAAGGAGCCGCAGGATTTCGCCGACTGGAACGCAGGAAAGATACCTGTGGCCCTCATCCATCCGGCCTCTGCCGGACACGGCCTGAACCTGCAGCAGGGCGGTTCCATCCTGATCTGGTTCGGCCTGACCTGGAGCCTGGAGCTGTACCAGCAGACCAACGCCCGGCTCTGGCGGCAGGGGCAGGCGGACAAGACGGTTATCATACAGCACATCGTAGCCAAGGACACGATTGATGAACGCATCCTGAATGTCTTGAAACACAAAAACGGAACCCAGGCCGCACTGATTGAAGCCGTAAAGGCTGACCTGGGCATGACGGAAGCAGAAAATGGGGGTATACTATGAAACAGGAAACAGAAGGAGAAGAAAAGCGTATGGAAGCCAAGGCGTACCTGGAACAGGCACGGAACATCAACATACAGATAGACAGCAAGCTGGAGCAGGTATCGTCTTTGCGGCAGCTGGCTATCAAGGCGTCATCGACACTCAGCCCGGTGCCGCCAAGCGGGACACCCAATCCGCACCGTCTGGAAGAAACCATTGCCCGCATGATGGATATGGAACAGGAAGTGGATGAAGCCATCGACGTCCTGGTCGAACTCAAGGCCGACATCATGAAGGCTGTCAGCCGGGTGCCGGATGCCCGGGAACGGGTCATCCTGGAACTCCGCTACCTGGCTTTCAAGGACTGGGCATCCATTGCCGATGCCCTCGGACTTCATATCCGCCAGGTGTACCGCCTGCATGACGAAGCCCTGAAACACATCGAGATTCCTGGAGAATGTCACTAAATGTCACTAAAGCAGCACTTGATGTCACTGACTTCTGTAAGATATACTATAATCAGCAAGAAAAAGATAAGGACCGAGGCTTGAAGCCGTCGGTCCTTTTTTGATGCCGGAGATGATACGAATGCCAAGAAGACCGCAGACACCGTGCAAGTATCCGGGATGCCCAAGGCTGGTGCCGTATGGGAGAAAATATTGTGACGAACATGAACAGAAGTGCCAGGGCGAACGGAAGAGCGTGGGGCTGCGTGGCTACGGGAGAGAGTGGCAGAAAGCCAGGAGGTTTTTCCTGAAACGCCACCCCTGGTGCGTCCGCTGCAAGGAAAAAGGACGGCTCGTCCCGGCGACCGTCGTTGACCATATCAAACCGCATCGCGGCGACCCGGATTTGTTCTGGGATGAGAAGAACTGGCAGCCCCTTTGCAAGAGCTGCCATGACCATAAGACGATGACCGAAGACCGGGACATCGAGTACAGATACTGAATTTATTTTTTGTGTAAAATTTGTGACACGCGGGATTGAGAAATTCCAAGTTTTTTAGCAATTTGAACTTGCTTATATCCTGCGTCATAAAGCTCATTGCAATTATATTCCAATTCCTGTTGGCTGTGATGTCTAGGATATCTAGAGCCATTAAAGTTTTCTCCGGTACCTACAAATTCATGAGATAAGACAACCGTGGCTCCGGTATTATCTTTCCCTTGCATTTCAAGAGTATTATTATCAAAATACCCTTTTACATCAGTCAGACCTTTGGAAGACGCTTCTTCTAAAGCCTTTTTAATTACTATCCCCTTTTGCTCAGTAAGATTTGGAACATGTAAAAAAGCTTTTTTCATTTTTTCATCTGCCATATTATGCACCTCCGCGATTAACAATTAATAAACTAATATTAGTTTATTACAAAGACGGTCATTTTACAATAGGCGGGGGGGGGATGCAAATCTCTGCAGCCCTTCCGTCCATGACCGCCGCCCCCTCAAACGTGAAAAAACGCGAAATTCGTAAGGGGGGATACCCGGCATCTAAAATCGAATCATCTGCTCCAGGCCGGCTGGCCCGGGGCTTTTTTGTTGTGTGAAAGGAGCCTGTCATGAACGACTGCCAGCGCCAGCAGATAGAAGCCATGCGGAAGCAGGGGATGGGCTACAAAGCCATCGCCAGGAAGACCAAGCTGTCACGGGACAGCGTACGGAATTATTGTAGGTGGCACCACCTCGCCGGCTATGGCCGGGCGGTGGCGGCTGCCTTCAGAGAGGAGCAAGCGTGTGAAGACATCGGATATGGAATGGAAGATGCTGCCCATCGGCCAGCTGAAGCCTGCGGCATATAACCCCAGGAAGCAGCTGAAGCCTGGCGACAAGGAATACGAGAAAATCAAGAAGTCCATTCAGGAGTTTGGCTATGTGGAACCCATCATCGTCAATTACGACATGACGGTCATCGGCGGGCATCAGCGTTTGACCGTACTGAAGAATCTGGGTTACGAAGAAGTCCAGTGTGTCGTTGTCCATATCGAGGATGAGCATAAGGTCAAGGCGCTCAACATTGCGCTCAACAAAATCACAGGTGCCTGGAACGAACAGCTCTTGGCTGACCTTATCGTCGATTTGCAGAGCGTCGACTTCAACGTCGACCTGACGGGCTTTGAAGCACCCGAGGTCGAGCAGCTCTTCTCGAAAGTATACAACAAGAAAATCAAAGAAGATGACTTCGATGTGGAAGGCGAACTGGAAAAGCCGACCGTCGCCAAAGCCGGAGATATCTGGCTCCTGGATGATCACCGCGTCATCTGCGGCGATGCCACTTTGCCGGAAACCTATGAACGCCTGATGGCCGGGAAGAAGGTAAACATGGTGCTGACGGACCCGCCGTATAACGTCGATGTGGAAGAAACAGCTGGCAAGATCAAGAACGATAATATGCCGGATGACAAGTTCTACCAGTTCCTTTTTGCGGCCTTCGTCAATATGGAACAGAACATGGAGCAGGATGCTTCCATCTATGTATTCCACGCCGATACCCAGGGGCTGAACTTCCGGAAGGCATTCAAGGACGCGGGCTTCTACCTGTCTGGCTGCTGCATCTGGAAGAAGAACGCCCTGGTACTGGGCCGAAGCCCGTACCAATGGCAGCATGAACCGTGTCTTTTTGGCTGGAAGCTGAATGGCAGGCATCAATGGTATTCTGATCGCAAGCAGACGACCATCTGGGAATACGACCGGCCGAAAGCCAGCAAGGAACATCCGACTATGAAGCCTGTAGCTCTCATGGCCTATCCTATACAGAATTCCTCTATGAGCCACTGCATCATCCTGGACCCGTTCCTCGGCTCCGGATCGACGCTCATGGCCTGCCAGCAGACGGGCCGCATCTGTTACGGCATCGAGCTGGACGAGAAATTCGTCGACGTCATCGTGAAGCGGTATATCAGCGAGTGCGGGAGTGAAGGTGTGTTTGTACTGCGTGGAAATGAGAAAATTCCTTATGATAAAGTGCAAAAATGACTTGCTATTATCGGCGTTCAGAGTGATATATGTACTAGCAAAACAAGGAGGTACATAGATCATGACAATCCAGACGAACCTGAACGACCGCAAGGAACTGGCTAGAAGGCTGATTCCATTCAACCATAACGAAAAGCTCCGTTATACGGGGACGCCGGCCTTTGCCTACGAAGGGCGGGGGTTCCGCATCCTTCGCAGCGGCGATATCGAATGCGATGATGAAAAGACAGAAGCCGCCATCACGGCTTTCCTACAGGAAGCAGGCATCCTTCCGCAGCCAGAACCGGCAGAAGGAACGGAACCCGAAGTGTCGCAAGAGCCGCTGGAGCAGGATGAAACGCCAGGATTGGACGCACTGCCGCATCAGGACAGGATGGAAATCAAGGTTCCCATTGATGGCATGGACGGTGCGCAGCTCCGCAATCTGGTCTTCATGCTCCACGCCCAGCAGTACCTGCTGAACCGGGCGGCAGGACATGAAAACATCCATGTGCCGGACAGGCTGGTGGAAGACTTGAAAGAAGAACCTGGTACCGACCAGACTTCCTTCTTTGCCATCTATCAGAACTATCGCAAGGAAGGGCGGGGCTTCTGGATTGCGGTAGATACGGTGACATTCTGCATTGCCGCAACCGGCAATGCCGTGAAGAACCGCGCACTGATTGAACTGGCGGCCTTCATGGTCAGCGCAGCGAAAAAAGCGAAACGGGTTCAGGCTGACACACGGAAGCCTGAAAACGAGAAGTACTACCTGCGGATGTGGCTCCTGCGCATCGGCATGGGGACCAAGGCCAGCCACGAATCGCGCATGGCCCTGCTGAAAGGCCTGAAGGGATGGAGTGCCTTCCGCACGGAAGAAGAAGCCAAGGCTCATGCCATAAAGCAGAAGGAACGCCGGCAGCGGAACCCATAGATTTTCGATTTAATTCATAATTATTCTCAAAATGACTTGCTATTGTGTGCCTTTAGAGTGATATATAGTGTACCGAAAGAACACACGCACACATAGAAGGGACAGAGAGAATTATGAAAACACTGCACTTTGGCATCGAAATGGAAATGACAGGGATTACGAGAAGCCGGGCCGCCAGCCTCATGGCCCGCTTCTTCGGTACGGAAAGCCGGCACGAAGGCGGAGCCTACGATACCTACACCGCAAGGGATGAACAGGGACGGAAATGGAAAGCCATGAACGACTCCAGCCTGGTTCCACAGAAGAAGGTGAACGGAAACATTACAGATGCTTCCAGCTTCTACCGCACGGAAGTAGTCAGCCCCATTCTTTCCTACGAAGACATCCCGAAGCTGCAGGAACTGGTGCGGATGCTACGCAAGGCCGGGGCCTTTGCCAATAAGTCCTGCGGCATCCACATCCACGTCGGGGCCGAACGCTTCACGGCAAAGACCCTGCGGAACCTGGTGAACATTATGGCGAGCAAGGAAGACATGATTTACCGCGCCCTCCAGATCAACCCCTCGCGGGAAAGCCGATACTGCCGGAAAACGAACACCACCTTCCTGAAGGACCTCAATCGGAAAAAGCCGGACACGCTGGACGGCATCGCCGACCTCTGGTATCAGGAAGCCCCTTACGGACGGAACCATCATTACAACAGCACCCGCTACCACGGGCTGAACCTGCATGCCACCTTCACCAAAGGGACCGTCGAGTTCCGGCTTTTCAACGGGACACTCCACGCCGGGGAAATCAAGGCATACATTCAGTTCTGCCTGGCCGTCGCTCATCAGGCCCTGGCCCAGAAGAAAGCCTCGGCCCGGAAGACCGAAACGGACAATGAGAAATACGCCTTCCGCTGCTGGATGCTCCGGCTCGGACTCATCGGTGACGAGTTCAAGACCTGCCGGCTCCACTTCTTGAAACACCTCACAGGCAATTCCGCATGGCGCAATGCCGCCGCTTGAAGGGGATGGCCTTACGGGCAGCTTCGGCTGCCCTTGGGGTGGTAGAAGGGCAATCCCTTCAGAAAGGATGAGAGCGATGAAACAAAGAATCTACATTGCCTACGGCAGCAACATGAGTGAAGGACAGATGGCAAGACGGTGTCCGGACGCCGTTCTTGCAGGAACGGGCCGAATCCGGGGCTATGAACTTATCTTCAAAGGTTCTCTGACAGGATGTTACGCCACGATCGAGAAGAAGGCGGATGCCTTCGTGCCGGTTGTTTTCTGGTGCATTTCTCCGGCGGATGAACGGCGGCTCGATGCCTATGAAGGCTTCCCGCGGTTCTATTATAAAAAAGAAGTGGATGTGGAAACAGATGACGGCATCATCAGCGGTCTTGTGTACATCATGCACGAAGACCGGCGGTTCGGCATTCCGGAGGACTGGTATTATCAGAACATGGAGCGGGATTACCGCAGGTTCGGTTTCGACCTGTCCATCCTGCGGGCCGGCCTGCGGCACAGCCGGGAACGGATGGAAGGAACGCGGGTCCGGCTTATCGCCATGGATGACAGGCAAGCCCCGCCTAAGGGAACGGAAGGCACCGTCCAGTTCGTCGATGATGCCGGGACCATCCATGTACAGTGGGATACGGGTAGCAGTCTTGGGCTGATACCCGGAGCCGATGAATGGAAAGTCATCGAATAAAGTGCATGAATATCGGATAAATGACTTGCTATTATGTGCGTTCAGAGTGATATATATATACATACCAAAAGGGAAAACACCTGAAGCACAAGAAAGCGGGGAAACAGCGATGACGAGGTTTGAAAAGGACTACCATTAACTGTTGAACGGCACAAGCCGGTACGTCTTAGAAGAACGCGCGGAAAAAATCAGAAAGCTAGAGAAAGAACGGCAGGCCTGCAAGAACCGTTTCCGCTTCCAGTGCATCTGCCAGGATCTCAGCCGTCTGGAACGGGAATACGAAGCCCTTGAAGGACTGTACTGAGGGGGCGGGAAGAGACTGTGACGAAAGCCTTCGGTTTTCCCAGAGCTGAATTGAGCAGACTCGAAGAAGTCGGCTCCTGGCTGGAACGCATGGCGGACGAACTGGAAAAATTCTAACTCAACATACAGACAGCCCTGCGGGGCTGTTTTTTATTACAGAAAGGAGGTATATGGCTTGGCTGTACGAGGAAGAAAACCGAAACCGACAGCGCTCAAGGTGCTGGAAGGCAATCCCGGCCACCGTCCCCTCAATAAGAAAGAACCCATGCCCAAGGGCAAACTGCCGCGCTGCCCGGACTGGCTGGAAGATGACGCCAAGAAAGAATGGAAGCGGCTGGGGAAAGTCCTCGCCGAGATGGGGATGCTGACCAACCTGGATATGATGGCCTTTGCCGGGTACTGCCAGGCCTACGCCCGATGGAAAGGGGCTGAGGAATTCATTACCCAGCACGGCGACATGGTACGGACGCCGAACGGTTATCTGCAGCAGGTGCCGCAAGTGTCCATCGCCCAGACGAACCTCAAGATCATGCTGAAATTCTGTGAGCAGTTTGGCCTGACCCCGTCAGCCCGGAGCCGCATGATTGGGGAAGAAAATGGGGCAGAAAAAGAAGCGGATGAAATGGAACTGCTGTTAAGGGGGTGACAAGTTTGGCATTTGTATATAAGCCGTCAGCGTTCATGCTGCCGGATTCCCATTACGACAAGGACAAGGCCGACAGGGCAGTTGCCTTCATCGAACATCTCTGTCATACCAAAGGCAAATGGGCCGGGCAGCCGTTCCTGCTCCTGCCATGGCAGGAACAGATTGTGCGTGATCTCTTCGGCATCATCAAGGAAAACGGGAAACGGCAGTTTCTGACGGCCTATATAGAGATTCCAAAGAAGAACGGGAAGAGCGAGCTGGCTGCCGCTATCGCTTTGTACCTTCTTTATGCCGATAATGAACCGAGCGCCGAAGTGTACGGCGCGGCCTGTGACCGTAATCAGGCGTCCATCGTCTTTGATGTGGCACGGCAGATGGTCGAGATGAGTCCGGCCCTGATGCGCCGCTCCAAAATCCGGACGGCAGGGAAGCGCATCATCAATTACCGTAATGCCGGTTTTTACCAGGTGCTGTCGGCAGAAACCGGGACCAAGCACGGCCTCAATGTGTCGGGCCTGGTCTTTGACGAAATCCACGCCCAGCCGAACCGGAAGCTCTACGATGTCCTGACCAAAGGATCCGGCGATGCAAGGGAACAGCCGCTCTTTTTCATCATCACCACAGCGGGCAATGACAAGAACAGCATCTGCTACGAACTGCATACCAAAGCCCTGGACCTGATGGCGGGCCGGAAGAAGGATGCCACCTTTTACCCCGTGGTCTATGGCCTGGAGCATGAGGAAGACTGGACGGACGAAGCGAACTGGTACAAGGCGAACCCGTCACTGGGCCACACCATACAGATTGACCGCGTCCGGGAAGCCTATCGGAATGCCGTCGAAAATCCGGCGGAGGAGAATGTCTTCAAGCAGCTCCGGCTCAATATCTGGACTTCGGCCAGCATCCGCTGGATACTGGAACAGGTCTACGACAAGGGGAATCTTCCCATTGACCGGGATTTCCTGCGGGGACGGATGTGCTACGGCGGGCTGGACTTGTCCAGTACGTCGGATATCACGGCCCTGGTTCTGGCTTTCCCGCCACGGAGCGATGACGAGAAATACATCCTGCTGCCGTTCTTCTGGCTGCCGGAAGACACGCTGGAACTGCGGTGCCGCCGGGACCATGTCCTATACGACGTCTGGCAGAAGCAGGGCTTCATCCAGACAACGGAAGGGAACGTCATCCATTATGGTTTCATCGAGAAGTTCATCGAACGTTTAGGAGAAACCTATAATATCCGGGAAATCGCTTACGACAGGTGGAACGCCACCCAGATGGTGCAGAACCTGGAAGACATGGGCTTTACCATGGTGCCTTTCGGCCAGGGATTCAAGGATATGTCGCCACCATCGAAGGAGCTGTTCAAGCTCTTGATGGAAGGGAACATCCTCCATGGCGGCAATCCCGTCCTCAAATGGATGGCCGGCAACGTCGTCATGCGGCAGGATCCGGCGGGGAACATCAAGCCGGACAAAGAAAAATCCGTCGAAAAAATCGACGGAATTGTGGCGTCCATCATGGCACTGGACCGCTGCATCCGCAACGGGATAGGCAGCGGCAGTGTCTATGACGAACGGGGTGTTATTGCTTTTTGATTTTTATTACCAGATAATTTGGCAGATGTTCATTCTGAACACCCAATCGAAAAGATACGCCATTCCCCTTAAAAGTGGAGAGATGCCTTCCTTTTTCAGGTCAACATAGCCTGTCAGGTATTTTCGTACAGATACCTTAATGTCGTCGTCCAATCTTAGGTCATGAAGTGGGTTATTGCAGTAGAACATTCCCTTTATGCCATGTATTCCCATTGTTTTCAATGTTCTCTTCATCAGTACCTTTATACCGAAGCTGCCGATAGTATCAAATACGAGGCAACCGTGGGGAAAGGCACCCTTTAGCCTCAGAATAAGTTGATGTACCTCTTTTTCTCTGAGATACATAAACACTCCGGCTGCAAACAGGAAAACTCCTTGAAATACATCAATGTATTGAGTCCAAGTATCATCATTTAAATCAGCCGCGATATTGATTTCTCGGCCAATAGGGGGAAGAAGCGAATTTCGTATGGAAATAATGTCTTTCCTGTCAATATTGTATAGATTCATTCTTCCGTTATCTCCTAAGCGAGGGGTCTGATCTAATCCGCATCCCATATTCACAACAGCCGCATCTGGATGGGAAGATAGATAGTCTTGCATCTCATAAAGAATAGCTTTGCTTCGAAGAATACCTTCTAAGGCACCAAACTTCCAAACAAAAGAACCTTTCTTTTTATCAAGCGCAGAAAAATCGTAATTCAGATGTCTGATTACGTCATCCGCATAAGGGTCTAGGAGAATGTGAGGGAAGAGTTCATTGCCAAGTTTCCTGGCATAGAGGGGAATGATTAATGTTTCTTGCACCGTATTTTTTTCAATAGTTATTCTGCCCATGAGCGCTCATTTCCTTTCTGAGATTTACTATTATGAAAATAGTTTACCAATAATAAAACGTGTTTGTAAACTATCAATTACTAGGTTAAGTATCCCTTTTCAGGAGGTTTTCATGCAAATCCCATTTTTATCCAGCCTGTTCCGTACCCGGGACAAGCCGCAGAACTATTATATCGGCACGGATTTCCGTTACCTGTTCGGCCCGTCAACGAGCGGCAAGACGGTGAACGAGTTCACGGCCATGCAGACGACGGCGGTGTATGCCTGCGTCCGCATCCTGGCGGAAACCCTAGCAGCCCTGCCGCTCCAGCTGTACCGTTACACGCCTGGCGGCAAGGAGCGGGTCTATGATCATCCGCTGTACCATCTGCTTCATGATGAGCCGAACCCGGAGATGACATCGTTCATCTTTCGGGAGACTCTTATGAGTCATTTGCTCATCTGGGGCAATGCTTACGCCCAGATTATCCGTGACCGGTTAGGGCGGGTACAGGGACTATACCCGCTCAGGCCGGACAAGATGGCCGTCTGCCGGGATGACCGGGGAAAGATTTTTTATCTGTATACCAAGACAGGAGATGAGAATCCGAACATCAAGCCGTACGGGCAAGTGGCACTCCAGAAGGAAGAAGTGCTGCATATCCCCGGCCTTGGGTTTGACGGCCTGGTCGGTTATTCGCCGATTGCCATGGCCCGCAATGCCGTGGGCATGACCATGGCCTGTGAGGAATACGGTGCCTCTTTCTTTGCTAACGGGGCCAGCCCCAGCGGGGTGCTGGAGCATCCGGGCGTTCTGAAGGATCCGGCCAAAGTCCGGGATTCGTGGAATGCCGTCTACCGGGGGACGGGCAATGCCCACAAGGTGGCTGTGCTGGAAGAAGGCATGAAGTACCAGCAGATCGGCATCCCGCCGGAAGAAGCACAGTTTCTGGAGACGCGGAAGTTCCAGCTCGATGAGATTGCCCGACTCTACCGCATCCCGCCGCACATGATCGGCGACCTGGAGAAAAGTTCCTTCAATAATATCGAGCAGCAGTCCATGGAATTCGTGAAGTATACGCTGGATCCATGGGTCATCCGCTGGGAACAGGCCATGCAGAAAGCCCTGTTCCTGCCGGAAGAGAAGAAACAGTATTTCCTCAAGTTCAACGTGAACGGTCTCATGCGCGGCGACTATGAGAGCCGCATGACAGGCTACAGCATCGGCCGGCAGAACGGCTGGCTGTCCGCCAACGACATCCGGGAGATGGAAGACATGAATCCCGTGCCGGATGAAGAAGGCGGTAATCTATACCTTGTCAATGGCAGCATGACGAAGCTCAAGGACGCCGGGGCCTTTGCCCAGAAGGGAGAAACGAATGAAACATAAATTTTGGAAGTGGGTGACCAACGAAGCACCGGATTCTTTCGGCAGTAATCGCACGCTCTACCTGGACGGCCAGATTTCCGACGAAACCTGGTGGGGTGATGAAGTGACGCCGAAGGCATTCAAAGATGAACTGAACGCAGGCAGCGGTGACATCACGCTCTGGATCAACAGCCCGGGTGGGGACTGCTTTGCCGCCGCACAAATCTATAACCTGCTCATGGATTATCCGGGGAACGTCACCGTCAAGATTGACGGCCTAGCTGCTTCGGCAGCTTCCGTCATCGCTATGGCCGGGACCAAGGTCTGTATGTCGCCTGTGGCCATGCTGATGATCCACAATCCGGCGACCCTGGCCTATGGCGACCAGGCAGAGATGGAAAAGACCATCGGCATGCTGAGCGAAGTCAAGGAGAGCATCATCAACGCCTACGAAATCAAGAGCGGCCTGGCCCGCACGAAGATTTCGCACATGATGGATGACGAGACCTGGCTCAACGCGAAGAAGGCCGTGGAACTTGGCTTTGCCGATGAAATCCTGTTCGACCAGAAGAAGGACAATGGAGAGCAGCCGGAAGCCATGATTTATACGCCAGTAACTGTTACCAATTCGTTGGTACAAAAACTGAAACCCCATGAACCGATTCATAAAGTGCCAGCCGCATCCTTAGAAAAACGGCTGGCATTGCTCATTCATTAAGGAGGACAACAATGGATACGATTTTAGCACTGCGTGAGAAACGCAAGAACCTCTGGGATGCCGCCAAGAATTTTCTGGATACCGTCCGTGATGAGAACGGCATGGTGTCTGCGGAAGACGCGGTTCGCTACGACAAGATGGAAGCGGATGTAGTAAATCTCGGCAAGGAAATCGACCGCCTGGAACGCCAGCAGCAGCTTGATGCCCAGCTGGCCCAGCCGACAACGATGCCGATTACTGAAATTCCGGGAACAGGCAATAAAATGCCTGAAAAGAAAGGCCGTGCGTCCGATGCCTATCGTAAGGCTTTCTGGGACAGCATCCGCCATAAGAACTTCATCGATGTACAGAACGCACTGAGTGCAGGCACCGATGCTGATGGCGGCTATCTGGTGCCGGACGAATTCGAACACCAGCTCATCGACAAGCTTCAGGAAGAGAACTTCTTCCGCGGTCTGGCGACGGTCATCCATACCAGCGGCGACCGCAAGATTCCCATCGTGACGGGTCATGGCGAAGCGTCCTGGATGGAAGAGAACGGCCTCTACCCGGACAGCCAGGATACCTTCGGCCAGCAGTCCATCGGGGCGTACAAGCTGGGCACGGCTATCCGTGTGTCGGAAGAACTGCTGAACGACAGCGCTTTCGACCTGGAAAGCTATATCGCCGGTGAATTTGCCCGTCGTATCGGTACGAAGGAAGAAGAAGCCTTCCTGGTAGGCGACGGAAAGAACAAGCCGACCGGCGTTTTCCCGTCTGCCGAAGTGGGGGTGACGGTCACGACGGCTTCTATTACCTTCGATGATGTCATCGACCTCTATCATTCCCTGCGCATCCCGTACCGCCGCAAGGCTGTCTGGCTCCTGAACGATGCAACCATCAAGGCCCTGCGCAAGGTGAAGGACAACAACGGCAACTACATCTGGCAGCCGTCTGTCACGGCAGGCACACCGGATACCATCCTGAACCGTCCCTGCTACTGCACTTCCTTTGCACCGGAACTGGCCGCGGGCAACCGTCCCATGCTCTTCGGGGACTTCAGCTACTACTGGATTGCCGACCGGGAATACCGCTCCTTCAAGCGTCTCAACGAACTGTATGCCGCCAACGGCCAGATCGGCTTCCTTGCCAGCCAGCGCGTCGATGGCATGCTGATGCTCAAGGAAGCGGTCAAGTCCCTGGAGATGAAAGCGAAGGGATAAACCATGATTGTGACGCTGGAAGAAGCCAGGGAATACCTGCGGATTGATGAAGATGACACGAGTAATGATGACGTCATTCAGTCTTCCCTGGAAACAGCCCAGGCCCTCTGCCTGGATATATCCCGCTGTGAGGAAGCCGATGCCGAAGAGAATCCCGTAGTTTTTCACGAAGCGATTCTCTTCGCGGCAGCTTTTTTATATGAGCACCGGGAGGAAGCGGACTACGCAGGCCTTTTGAAACGTCTGCGCTGGCTGATGTTCGGGGTCCGGCGGAGCTGTTTTTGAAAAAGGGGGGATGCCCATGAAGACGGGGCTTTTGAACAAACGGATTGAGATTCTGAGAAAGCAGGCCGTGACGGATGAATATGGTTTCGATACCCAGGCCGACGTCGTAGTATATCGCTGTTGGGCATCCATTGAGCCTGCCCGGGGCAAATTGTTCTATGAGATGGAACGCAAAGCGGACACGGAGTACAGCAAGATCACTATCCGCTGGCGTCCGCATATCACGCACGACATGAAAGTGAAATACCAGAATCACCTCTACGACATCGACACCATCGTGGACCCGTACATGCGCCATGAAGCACTGGAACTGTACTGCACGGAAGAAGTGAGGGGGACGGACAATGAGCGGAAGTGACTTTGAGGTCAAAGGATTGGATGACCTTTCAGAAAAACTGCTTTTTGCTATTGAAGAGTTTCCCGGCACTGCCGAAAAGGGCCTGGTGACGCTTGGCAACAAGCTCAAGAAGGAGTGCGTAAAAAACACGCCGGAAGGCAGCACGGGCAAGCTGAAGAAAGGCTGGAAGCATAAGGTGGAAGGGTATAACGGCTCGGAGCTGACCTATGAACTGGTCAACAAGCATCCGGTCCATCATCTCTTGAATAACGGCCATGTCAAGAAAACGCCGGGCGGCAGGACCGTGGGCTATTATGAAGGCCAGCACTATACGGAGAAATCCGTCAAGCAGTTTGAAGCCAGCGACTTGCAGCCGGGACTGGAGAGACTCACGAAGAAGCTCCTCAGAAAGGCAGGCGGCACATGATCCATGACCTCGATATCCTGCAGGCGGTGCAGCAGAAACTCAAAGAGCGGTTCCCGTATCCCGTCTATTTGCAGGAAGTCAAGGAAGGCTTTGCGCCGCCGGCCTTTTTCCTGAAGACAATGACGGTAGCGACGCCGCAGAAAGAAAACGAGGTCTACCGGGATACGGACCTCTACATTACGTATTTGCCGAAGAAGCAGGAAAAAAGCACGGCCATCTACGCCGTGCTTTTTGCTGCGGAAAATTTATTCCGGGACGGACTGAAAGTCGGCAACCGTTATCTCCCTGTCGTGTCTATGAGTGAGGAGCTGATGGGGACGGACAATGACGGTGGGTGTCTGACGCTGACCTTCCAGTACTATGACGCTCGGGAAAAAGAAGAAACGGCAGAAATCATGAAGGTACTGCATCAGCGGTATCAGGGAAAGGAGACGTAACCCATGAAAATGCCATCCATTAATATCGCGTTCAAAGAAAAAGGCATCAGTGCCATCGAACGCAGCGAACGCGGTATTGTCCTTCTGATTCTGAAAGAAGAGACACTGCCGTCCCAGACGGAAGTGAACCTGTATACGGCAGATGACATCCCCAAAGAACTCTCAGACAGCAACCGTGAGCAGCTGGAACTGACCCTTCGCGGCTACGTGAACAGTCCGAAAAAAGTCATCGCCGAAATCATCAGCAAGGACGCAGAAGATTATACCGATGTCCTCAAGGCTATCGAGAACAAGCGCTTCGATTACCTGGTCATCCCGGACATCGAAGAAAACCACATCGACACCATCGCCACCTGGATCAAGGGGATGCGGACGAATAAGAACAAACGCATCAAGGCCGTCCTGCCGGACTGCACGGCGGATACGGAAGGAGTCATCAACTTCGTCAATCAAGTCATCCGCACGAAAGCGAAGACCTACACGACGGCCCAGTACTGCGGGCGCATCGCGGGCATCATCGCAGGAACGCCAATGACCATTGCCTGTACGTATGCGCCGCTGCCGGAAGTCATTGGCTGCGACGTCTGGACGAAGGAAGAAATGGATACCATGACGGATGCCGGCAAGCTGTTCTTCTTCTTTGACGGGGAAAAGGTCAAGCTGGGCCGCGGCATCAACTCCCTGGTCACGACAGTCCAGGGGAGAGGCGTATCGTTCCAGAAAATCAAGCTCGTCGATTTAATGGACATGATGTATGACGATATCCGCACCACAGCCCAGGACCATTACCTTGGCAAGTATGCCAATAGCTATGCCAACCGATGCCTCCTGGTGACGGCTATCCAGGGGTATCTGGACCAGCTGGCCCAGGAGGGCCTGCTGGAGCAGGGGCAGAATACGGCTTATATTGATGTGGAATCCACGAAGATCTGGCTGGAATCCAATGGCAAGTATACGAAAGAGGAACTGGCGGATATGTCGGAAATGGACATCAAGATGGCCAATATCGGCAGCAATGTCTTTATCGCCGTAGATGCTTCGCTCCTGGATGCCATGGAAGATGTCACAATTGCCGTCAATATCTGAGGAGGTGAAGTACAGTGAACAGCATGGAAGCCAAACGGGTGATGAATGGAAAGTATGCCGACCTCTATATCGACGGCGACCTCATGGCCGAAGCCACCGCTTTCAAGGCCGAGGTCACGCTGACCAAGGAAGAAGTGAAGATGCTCCGCCATGTCGGCAAGGGCTATAAGGTCACAGGCTACGATTGTAAAGGCCAGCTGAAGCTGCATAAGGTGTCGAGCTACATGATCAAGAAGATGAACGACAACATCAAGGCGGGCAAGCAGACCGTCGTGACCATCGTATCCGTCCTTGACGATAAGGACGCCATTGGCAGCGAACGCATCGTCATCAAGGATGCGACCTTTGACAGCCTGATCCTGGCGGACTGGGAAGTCGATAAGATGGGCGAGGAAAGCTACAGCTTCACTTTCTCAGACTGGGATCTCTTGGATTTAGCATAAGGAGAACAAGCACATGAATATGGTAGACCGACTGCTGAAAGCAGATATAGTGAACAAGCTGGCCGAACGGCCTGAAAAGAAAGTGAAGATGGAACGGCTCTCGAAGCTGTTCGGATTCGATTTTATCATCACGCTCCGGGCCATCGACCCGGAACGCTACGCCGATATCCAGAAGATGGCCGTGGACTTCACCAACGGCAGCGCCGACAATATCGACATTTATCAGATGCAGACCCAGACGCTCCTGGCGGGGATTGCCGATCCGGACCTCAAGAACAAGGATCTGCTGGAAAAATTCGGGGCCGTACTTCCTGGTGACATCATCCGCAAGCTCTTCCTGGCAGGCGAGATTGCCGACCTTACGGCACAGATTACAGAACTTAACGGCTATACGACCCAGGAAAAGGCGGACAAAGCCGTAAAAAACTGATTCGGACCGATGGCGAGGTGCAGGCGATGTATCTATTGTTCCGGGAGCATCACCTGCTGCCGTCAGCGGTCATGAAACTGGGATACGGCGAACGGCAGGTGCTGTATGCTTTTATCCGCTATGAGATGGAAGAACGCGATAAAAAAGTATCTTCAGCATTATCGGATTAATTGCTGAAAATACGGCTATCTGCCATAAAGTCATAAGGCAGGCTCAAGCCACTTAGATATTTCATAGACGAAGTCGCTTTTTTTCTTGCATTGTGGGTGGCCGACACGTAGTACATGAAAGGTTTGATTGCCCAGAGTGGAAATGGCTTCCTGCCAGGGCATTTTTCTTTTCCCAATGTCTTTAGAACCGTTGTAATGAATATTATAACGGTCAAAAACGTTAGGGATGTAATCGTCATAATACCAAGATGTATAAAAAATGATATGAGTAGGATGTATTACCTTTAATTCCTGCTGAAGGACTTTTAGGTTTAGGATACAGTTGGATTTTACAAAATCTGAGGTAGTATCCTTTCCTCCGGAATTGTTGCATTTGACAATATTGGTAAATGCGATGTGTTCTATAGAATCGTCACCGAATATTCTCTGAGTGATAGCACGAGTATAGCTCCAATATGGCCAGCTTTTGTTCCACAGAGATTCACGGGTATATTGAAAGGGATTGCGGAAGCCGTCTTCAATCGTGCCGGGATTGTTTCTGGCATTTTTACCGACAAATAGAATTCTCTTGGAAGTTTTATTAAAATCGGAACCTACGCACCAGCAGCCAATCGGTAAGGATAAATGTTCTTTCTTGTGACATTCTTCACAGATTTTGCAAGTACCAAGCTCCATATGGTGATATCGTTCAGCTAATCTTTTTTCTGTTTCATTGAAATAGCGCATTGGAATTCCTCCGTAACGATAGACTTCTTTTATCTTACTATATTTTTAATATCTGTAACAACATTGAGAGGTGAAACAGCATGGCCAATAATGTCATCGATGCCGCCATCCGGCTGCGGGATTTGTTCACGCCGACCGTGCGTAGCGTCAATGCCAGCCTGGGGACCATGAAGACCCAGATGGCGGCGGCGAAACAATCGGTCAGCGGACTGTCGGACAAGCTGACGGAGCATGAGCGCATCCAGAAACGGACGGCGAAGAGCATCGAGCAGACGGGAAGCAAGATTTCCGGCTTATCAGACAAGATGGCCCTGCTGTCAGCCCCCATCCTGGCAGCCGTAACGGCAGGCTTCAAGCTGCACAGCGACTTTGCCAACGGTATCGCCAAGATTTCGACTTTGGTCGACACGACGGTCGTTTCCATGCAGAAGGTCAGTGATGAGATTCGTGCTGTCAGCGATGAAACGGGCGCAGGTGTCGCTGATCTTTCGGAATCGGTCTACCAGGCCATTTCCGCTGGTGTCGATGCGGCCCATGCCGTGGGCTTTGTCAAAGACATGACAATTGCTGCGAAAGCCGGCTTCACCGACACGACGACTGCCGTTAACGGTGTGACCACGGTTCTCAATGCCTATGGAAAATCGGCAGAAGAAGCCACGGCGGTGACGGACCAGATGCTCCTGGCACAGAACTTCGGCAAGACATCCTTTGGCGAGATGGCCCAGTCCATGGGCAATGTCATCCCCATTGCGGCACAGCTCAATGTCAGTACCCAGGAACTGTTCGGTTCCATCGCCGTCCTGACCAAGAACGGTATCCGGACCAGCGAGGCCATTACCGGACTCAAGGCGGCTTACAGCAACATCCTGAAGCCGTCTGCCGAAGCGGCGAAACTGGCTCAGTCCCTTGGCCTTGAGTTCAATGCGGCTCATCTGCAGAGCGTGGGCTGGGTGAAGTTCCTGGACGAAGTGAAGCGGGCGACAGGCGGCGATGCCGAACAGATGGCCCAGCTCTTTGGCTCTGTCGAGGGCCTGAACAGCATCCTGGTCCTGACGGGCAAGGGAGCCGGGGACTTCGATAAGGTCATGGACCAGATGGCCCAGTCTGCCGGTATGACCCGGGAAGCTTATGAGAAGATGCTGACCCCGTCGGAGCAGATGCAGATTGCCATGAACCAGCTGAAGAATGCCGGCATGGATTTAGCGGTGTCGTTTACGCCGTACTTCAAGGCCATGTCGATGCGCGTCAAGGAACTGGCTGCCTGGTTCCGGACACTGACACCGGAACAGAAAACGCTGATCGGCCAGGTGGCTTTTGGCATCGTGACCTTCCAGCTCTTCGGTTCGACCCTGGGCCGTATCCTGACGTTCGGCGGCAGGGCTTTTGGTACTTTCAACTCTATTGCCAAGGGCATTAGCAAAGCCGGCAGTGTCTCGAAGTATCTCTCGACCCAGTTCAAAGGACTCATTCCGGTCTGCCGGGGCATTGCCATCGTGGCCAGGGGCATGGGCAGTACCTTTCTGACTGCCGGACGCATGATGATCACCATCATCCGTGCCGTAGGCGCCGCAGCCATGGCCAATCCCATCATTATCATCATTGCCGCGATTATTGCTGCCTTGTACCTTCTGTGGAGGAACTGGGATACCGTGTCGCATTATATCGAACAGGCTATACAGGCTGTATCGGACGCCGTCGATGCGGGGATGAACTGGATCAGTTCTGCCTGGGACGGAGCCATGAACGGTATCAGCGAGACGGCCTCCAGTATCTGGGAGAGCATCAAGGACACCTTCCATAGCGGTGTGAACTGGGTCATCGACCAGGTGAACGGCCTGATTTCCAGCATCAACGGCCTGTCTATCGACATTTCGTCCCTGACGGGAGGGGCGCCGACCCATGTGGGCTTTGATATCCCAAGCATCAGCCACTTTGAAAGCGGTGTCGAGAACTTTCGTGGCGGCTTTGCCGTCATCAATGAAGACCGCCGGGGCGAGCTGGTACACCTGCCCAATGGCAGTACGGTCATACCTCATGATGAAAGCATCCGCCAGGCCATGAACGCCGGCAGCGGCGGTATCACCATCCGCATCGATACCATGAACGTCCGCAGTGAGCAGGACATCGACGCCGTCGCTGAAAGGCTCGTCGAAAAAATCCGGCTGTACGGCATGAACCGCATGAAAGGAGCGACCCTCTGATGAGTTCTTTCTTAGCATCCCTGTTGAACGCCATCGGCCAGGCTGCGTCTTCCCTCACGATTTCACTCTCTTCTGAATCGGCAGCGGTGGTCTTTCCCGTCCTGCCTTCGGAGCTGATGGTATCTGTCAATACGAATCATGGCACGGTGAACATCAATAACTTCGGCGACTACCTCATGATGGGAAAGACGGGACTCAGGACACTGACCCTTTCCGGCTTTTTCCCGGCACAGGATTATCCCTTTGCCATGATGGGCCTTGCGCCTTATACATACATCGCCCAACTGGAAACGATGCGTACCGGTGACAGCGTCTGTCAGCTGACGGTGTCAGATACGCCGCTTTCCATGCCCTGCCTGATTTCGTCCTTCAAGTTTGGTGAAAAGGACGGCAGCGGCGATGTCTATTACGAGCTGGGCCTGACAGAGTACCGCTACGTCACAGCACCGGAGACGGGAAAGACCGATGCTGCGACAGGGCTGAAGAAGCGGCCGGAGTCGTTCTGGTCGAAGATGAAGAAGAACATCACCTATTATCCCGGTGACAGTATCGGGAACGTCATCGGCCGGGCCGTGGGGAAATCGGTGACGCTCAACAATGAGCAGTTCTCGAAGTTCCAGATCTATCGCAGCATCGTCCGTAACGGCGGTCTTTCGCCCGGGGATATCATCCGCCTGACGACGATGAACCTCAAAAGGAATGATGAAAATGTTCCAGTTGCAAAGAATCAATAAGAAAACCAATACCGAGGATGCTCAGACGGAAGGCCAGAAAAAGCCCGAGAACGCAGACCTTACGGGCTGGCTGATTTGTGCAACTTGGTCCGGGGACGTCGAGCAGGCCGGACGCAGGCTGGAATTCGACCTGGCCTATACGACGCGGGATAAATCTTGGCAGAATCCGGAACTGGAACTGGGGGACGAGGTGCTGTTTATCCACATTGACGATAAGACGCAGCAGACTGTCCACCTGTTCCAGGGACGTATTTTTGGCCGCAGCCGGGAGAGCGGCTCTTCCGTGATGCATTTTACAACCTTTGACAATATCGTCTATCTGGCCAAGTCCCGCATAACCAAGAAGTACACGAACGTCACAGTGGCCGACGCCATCCGCCAGACCATCAATGACTTTTCTATTCCGGCCGGGACTATTCCCGACCTGTCCGTCACCTGCAATTTCATTGCCGATGATATCTCGGCTACGGAGGCTATCAAGCAGGCATTATCCTATCAATCCGCACAGGATGGCAAGGGATACCATATCTACATGACCGAAGGGAAGCTCAACGTGGTCTGCATGAACGACCAGGTGGTGGAAGATTTCCTGATCAGCGATGTGACAAATCTGACCGGCGCTTCCGTGTCGGAGTCGGTCGAAGACATGGTTTCTAAGGTCATCGTCGTCGACAGTGCCGGACAGACGAAAGGCGAACTGCCCAATCAGACGGATATCGACCGATTCGGTCTCATCCAGGCCATTTGCAAGGCCGACCCCAAGCAGGACGATGCCTCGCAGGCAAGGGCCATGCTGAAGACCGTCGCCCATGACATGTCCATCCGGGCCATCGGTCATATCCAGTGTATCGCCGGGTTTTCTGTCTCAGTCCAGGAAGAACAGCTCAAGGGCCAGTTCTTCATCAAGTCAGACAGCCATAAAATCGAAGGCAACAAGCACCTGATGGAGCTGCATCTGGTATTCAACAAACTGCTGGATGAGCAGAAACAGGAACTGGACAGTACATCGTACAATGCCAACCCGGATTATGTGCCGCCAGCGGAAACGGAATCGACATCTTCTGTTTCTACAGGTGGCGCTGTGGCTGGCAGCAGTGTGGTCGATGCGTGCATGGCCAATTTCGAGGGTACCGTTTCTCCCTATGGCTCAGAAGGCTGTGTCGACCGGGCGACCATCGCTGCGGCGGGCTATTCCCCTTTTGCAGCGCAGGAATATAACAATGGCGTGAAAGGCTGCGATCAGCTGCGGGCCGATGCCGAAGCGCAAGGTCTGGCTATCCCTTATGACCCGTCGCAGCTCGAAAAGGGCGACATCATCATGTACAACCGCTACAGCAAGCCGGACCCGAACTGGCATGTCGTCGTCTATGACGGAAGCGGCGGCTGCTGGGGCAACAGCTCCAATGTCTATGGCTGTTTTCATCACTACGAAGGCAGCATCGATATGGGGAGCGACTATTATCCGGCAACGATTATCAAGACTTCAAGGGGGTAAGCGTGTGCAGAAAAATCCATATATCGGTCTGCTGAATCTGATGGAGCAGGTCAGCCGTAGCAGCAACAGCCCGGACATTCAAATCGGGCAGATCCTTGCTTCGCCGCCAGATATCAAGGTCCGCTACAATGGCATCATTTTGACCAAAGAGGAGCTGTGGATTTCCCATTATCTCCTGGCAGGTTATGGCCGCACAGCTAAAGGGCATCTGGTATCGGCGACACAGAATCGTGCCGGCGGCAGCGGTGATGCGGCTTACCAGTCCCATAATCATGCCATCGATAATGACTACACCGATTCCGTCATCTATACGGATACACTAAAGCCCGGCATGTACGTGGCCATCATGCCCATGCTCATCAATGGCCGGATCCAGCAGTACATCATTTTGGACGAGATTGTGAGGATTGATGGCCATGGCTGATCCTTTTGTAGCAATGAACAGCATCCAGGCAGCGAACCGGAATGAGTCGCTGCCTCTTTTTGTAGAATACGGCTATGACTTTGATAAGCAGTGCTTCCGCTACGATGAAAAAGGCCAGAACCTGATGGTGACAGAAAATGAAGCCCTCAAGGTCTGGATTTATAAGGCAATCCTCACCGAGCGGTATCGCTACTTGGCCTATGATGACAGCTATGGCATTACCATCGAGCCGTATCAGGGGAGAACGTCAAACAGCCGGTATACGGCAGACCAGATCTGCCGGAATATCCGCGAGGGATTGATGGTGAATCCGTACATTGCCCGCATTAACCATGTCGAGGTGGAGAAGCGGGAACGGGATGATTTGGCCATTACGGTTGACGTCACTTCCATTTACAGTGACGAATCATTGACCGTGACGGCAGGAAGGAGCGAGGCATGAGCAATTTATTTGATGCACAGACCAAAGATGTGATTGAGAGCCGCATGGCCCAGACCCTGCACACCATTACGGAAAAAGAGCAAAGTACCATGGAAGGCACCTTTGCCCGCGACCTGATCGACGCCAATGCTGTGGAATTTGAGAGCAGCTATGCCGAGATGGCCATGTTGCGCGACGCGGCCTTTGCCGAAACGTCCTGGGGCGACTACCTGACGCTGCGGGCAGCGGAATTTGGCGTCGATCGCAAGAAAGCCGTCAAGGCCAAAGGAGAAGTTACGGTGACGGGGATGGCAGGAGCCTACATCATTCGCAGCAGTCTCTTCCAGACAAAAGACGGCCAGCGATTTTATACCCTGGAGTCGGCCACCATTCCTGCCGATGCCGCTGAGGTTACGATTCCCGTGGAAGCTGCCGATGCCGGGGCGAGTGGCAATGTGGCCGAAGGAACGATTACAGAAATCCCCTATTCCATCCCGAATATCTCGGCAGTCGTTAACCATAAGAAATGCACCGATGGGGCGGATGAAGAAACGGATGACGCACTCCTTGCCCGGCTCCTGTTCCGGGTGCGCCAGCCTATCACCTCGGGCAATGCCAATCATTATCGTGACTGGGCCATGTCTGTCGATGGCGTCGGGAACTGCAAAGTCATCCCGCTCTGGCAGGGCAATGGCACGGTGAAGGTCATCATCGTCACGGCAGAGAATGAATCGGCATCGGCTGAACTGATCCAGGAGGTCTATGACTACACCGAAAGCCAGCGGCCTATCGGTGCGACCGTGACCGTCGTTTCGCCGGCGCCATTATCCATTGATTTGACGGCAGATGTCTATGGCACAGCCAGCCCCGATGCCGTAAAGGCAGCCATGACAGCCTATCTCAAGCAGACGGGCTTCACGCTTTCTTATGTCAGCCTGGCCCAGATGGGGAAACTCCTCCTTTCCATCAGCGGCATTACAGATTATAAGGATTTGAAGCTTAATGGAAAAGCGGCCAACGTGGAACTGACGAACGAGCAGATCCCCGTGGCAGGGAAGGTGGTGCTGAACCTTGTCAGCCAATGACTGGATGCGGCAGAGCCGGATGGATATCCTGAAGTATTTGCCGAATTTCTTATCCAAAGACCCGATGTTCCACTGCGCGGCAGAAACCTGCAATGAGGAGCATGACCGTCTGCGCCTGGCTCTGCAGGACCTGGCGGACAACTTCTTCGTGAACACCGCCACCTGGGCGCTGCCGCTTTATGAATCGTTCCTGGGCATCAAGCCCAGTGACGGAGATAGTGACGAATTCCGCAGGCAGCGGATTCTCTTCAAGCTGCAGCACGTGGATGTGTCTACAAAAGATTTCATGAACTCCATCATCAATCTCTACAGTGTCGGCCATATCGAGGAAGTCAATGAGGAATACTACTTCAAGGTGTACTGCATCATGAACGGCAAAGATACCACGACCTTGCAGAAGCTCATCACGCAGCTCAACATCTACAAGCCGGCCCATCTGGGATACGTCATCTACCTGGGTTATTCCTGGAATGGCAAGATTTACTGGAACGGGGAAGCTACCTTCTCGACGGCGACCATCGTATCCAAGAAAGGAGTGATGACAAATGGATGATTACAGCAAAGAGAAATGGTCTGCCGACTTCCCGGACCGTGCCGGACAGGAAGTCCGGCCCACAGAAGCTGTGGAGAATACGCTGGATTATGATGTGCTTTTCCCACAGTATCTTTCGGAAGACCCGGTTGTATTCAACCAGCAGAACAAGACTGTGTCCCAGCTGGTCAGCAATGATGCCCGGCTCTATGAGCGGATTTCCGCTACGGCAGCTGACATCAATGCCCATCTGAACGATGCCAAGGCCCATGCCAGCGGCATCAGTGGCAATGCGGCCAGTGCGTCGAAGCTGCAGACGGGGCGGAAGATTCACCGGGTTGTCTTTGACGGCACCCGGGATATTACCTTACCAGACTTTACGGGCTGCGGCGAAAAGACAGCAGGCCAGAGCGGCATGGTCCCGTCACCTTCAGCCGGGAAGCTGAATACCGTCCTGCACAGCAATGGCGGCTGGGGCAAGGTCACCTACGCCGATATGGACGAGGAAGCCGTGGCCAAAATCCAGGCATGCCCATTTCCCGTCAATGCCATCTACATTTCTGCAGACGGGAAGAATCCCGCCACGTACTGGCCGGGTACGACCTGGGTGGCTTTTGCCATGGGACGTTGCTTGATCGGGGCCGGAGCAGCAGACAGCGGGACCATGTATAAGGCCGGGGACAAGCTGGGCGAAGAGAAGCACACCAATACCCTGGCGGAAATCCCTATCCATGGCCATACGGGGAAAACCGGCGATGCCGGGAACCATAACCATGACCGGGGCAATATGAATATCACCGGCGCTTTCTGGGGCCGTGATGTGCAGAGCGGGTACAACGGCAATGGGGCGTTCTTCATCAGCGGCCGCGGGAACTGGAATGATGAAGGCGGCAACTATCATGACAACTACCCATCCGTCATGTCCTTTGAAGCAGCTCGGTCCTGGTCCGGCAGGACTTCGACGAACGGCAGTCATGCCCATAGTTTTACGACGGAGAATGCTGGTGGTGGCCAGCCGCACAACAACATGCAGCCATCTATCGTCGTGTACATGTTCCAGCGGACAGGCTAGGAGGTGAGGAATATGGCTGAATGGTTACAGATGGCCGCATCCCTGGTATCGGTTCTGATGCTCTGCGGCGTCATATTCAATTTCAGCGTCATCAAGCCGCTGAATGAATCGGTGCGGAGCCTCCGGGACTGTATCGCAGAACTGCGCCGCCAGCTGTCGGATACGGAAGCCAAACGGCAGAAGATGGCGGAACGGCTGTCCCGGGTGGAAGCCCTAGCAGAACATGCCCACCGCAGACTGGATGCCATGGAACAGCGGCAGCCGGAACAGGGGGGATGGAAATGAGCTTCTCTGTAGTGCAGAACCGGATCCGCCTTGTGAGGGGTGATTCGGCAGAAATCCGCTTGGTCATCTGCGACCGGATGACGGGGGAACCTTTCATCCCTGGAAAGCACGATGAGCTGACGTTCACGCTGAAACAAAACCTTGCCGATGAAAAGCCTGTCCTGACCAAGACACTGGAACAGGGCATCCGGCAGGAAGGGGCGGCGTGCTTCCTGGTTTTCTGGCCGGACGATACCCGGAACCTTCCCTGCGGCCGTTATATCTATGATGTGGAGCTGGTGCGGGAGAACGGATACACCGATACCCTTATCCCGCCCCGGCCTTTTTTCCTGGAAAGGGGCGTGACGGACAATGGCACATAAGGGGAACAACCTTGTCGGCATTCTTTCCATGCCCCAGGCCCCTTCCGGGGACTTTCAGGAAAAATGCATCGTCCCATCCGACGAGGAACAGGTCGTCACCGCTGACAGCGGTCATGCGGCCCTTTCCCGGGTGACGGTAGCTGCCATTCCGTCGAATTATGGCAGAATCAGTTTTAATGGGTATGAATTAAAAGTCGAGTAAAGGAGCAATTCATATGGCGAAGAATGTAAAAATCAATTCCGTTATCTATGCAGAGGTGCCGCAGGTCTCGATTCCTCTAGCAGAGGGGGAAGGTACCGCTGTCTTTTATGATACGACTGGGGCTACGGCGGCATCGGGCGATATCCTGACGGGGAAATCCGCTTTTATCGGGAACGGCTTTGTCGCGGGTTCCATGTCCAATAACGGAGCCGTCAGCGGCAGTATCAGCAAGGCCGATGGCACGTATACCATCCCGGCCGGGTTCCATAACGGCAAAGGGGCAGTCCGCATCAGCAGCGAGGAACAGGCCAAGCTGGTCAGCGGGAATATCAAGGCTGGCGTGACCATCCTCGGCGTGTCCGGCAAATCCAGTGTCGTTGATACGGGCGATGCCACAGCGGCAGCCGGCACCATCATCAGCGGCAAGACGGCCTACGTCAATGGCACCAAAGTGACCGGGAGCCTGACAACCGTGACCGTATCCCAGGACAGCCTGACCAAGGTGCTGACGGTCGAGTAAAGGGGATGAAGCAATGAATGTTGATGTGAAGATTGCCGGTGCCAGCTACAGCGAGGTGCCGGCTGTATTGCTTCCCCTGAAGAACGGCGGCAGAGCGCGTTTTTGTGAAGTATCTGATACGACGGCAGAAGCAAGTGATGTGGCACTAGGCAAGCGGTTTTATACCTCAGAGGGAGAATTGGTGGTGGGAACAGCTGAGTTATCACAGGGGGCAGATACCCGCAAAAAGATTACGCTGATTCAAAAGGAGCATCAGAACCTTACGATCTCCTGCAATCACCCGGATTTGTCCTCACAGACGGATTTGGAGGGAAATACCATCTATGCTACAGAATACCAGGATGCCCTGGACATCAGCCTGAAAGCGGATGCCGATTATTATGCCGGCAAAATCACCATCAATGGGGCGGAGCAGGAAAGCACCGGTTCCAATCGCCAAAATGCCTTTGCATCGGTATCCATCAGCAATGGGATGGTGGTAAGTGCAACAGACGCAATCCCGATTCCCACGGTTCCTTTTACAGATGTAAGCCTTACGCTGACGGGACAGGGGACCCAGTGGCTGATGGGATATCTGCTCGCCACGACGAAACAATCACCGGAGAGTCCTAAAATAGGAGGGGCCTTGCTTGCTGGCAATGACAGTGATAAAGGCATTCTGTTCCTGGTAGAGGGAGAACAACGCTATGCGGGCTGCCAGGTTGAACTTACGACGGGGACAGGGATAACGGATAGCGCAGAGCTGTCTTATGAAAAAGATGCAGATTTAGGAGTCACCATGATAGGGAAAATATCGGATGCCTTATATGCCTATCTAAAAGAAAGTGCCGAGTCAAAGACCGAAGTGACACTGACGATTAAGGTGGTGGGGTAAATTTGTTTGAAAAAATCAATATTCCTGATTGCATCGTCATCATCGGTCTGGTCACAGCACTGATCCTGGCGATTTTTTATGCCTTGAACGAACTGGCTATGTCCATTGCGTCAGGGCTTCTCGGTTACATCGGCGGCACCGTGAAGTCCGCCGTTCATCAGAAAGGAGAAGAAAAACCATGAAAGTATTCCTGAATCCCGGCCATGCGCCGGGCGGCCATCCCGACCCCGGTGCCGTGAATGAAGAAACGGGGCTGCGCGAATGTGACGTGGCTCTGGCAGTCGCGAAGTCTGCTGAAAGCTATCTGAATGCGGCAGAAGTCGGAACAGAACTGCTCCAGTCCAACAGCCTGGCGGAAATCTGCGAAAAGGCGAACAACAGTGATGCGGATATCTTCGTGTCCATCCACTGTAATGCTGCCGAAGCAGAAGAAGCCAACGGCACAGAAACCTGGGCCTGCGCCGGCAGTTACCGTGGCAGCATGCTGGCGAGCTGCATCCAGAGACAGATCGTCGACGCCCTGGATACGACAGACCGGGGCGTGAAGATTGCCACGCCCGGCGTCAACGGCCTGTATGTCCTCACGAACACCGACATGCCCGCTGTCCTGGTCGAACTGGCCTTCATCACCAATCCAGATGATGAAGAAATCCTGGCCAATGCCCAGGATGCCCTGGCCAGAGCAGTGGCACGGGGCATCACCGATTACGAACAGCTGATTCTAGGAGGTAAATGACCATGAACCGTGAAGAAATCAGGAAAGCCGTTGCCGATGCCGTCGTAGGCTTTGCCAGGAGCGAAGCCGAAGCAGCCATCAAGTCCATCGACCTGGATGACGTCCAGAAGCTGGTGGAAGCGCAGATGAAAAACCTCACAGACCCACTGGAAGCGGAAATCCAGACTACCACTAGTTGGTGGGTGAAGATTCGGAACAGGCTGTATATTACATTGCTGCAGCAAGCAGTCAAAGCTATTGTGGCTGATACAAAGCAAAAGATTGTATGAGAAAAGCCGGTATAGTACATTTATTAAATTTTCTGTATTGGTACTTTTTGTGATTAGATATCTTACAATTAAATACGATGTAACAGCATACAGAGTAATGATAATAATATTCAATATGCCCACGTAAATAAGAAGTGTTTTATATTTGCAATCTACATATTCTAGCAATATGGTTCTGTGTAGCTTTCCAATGGTCCTGCTAATATAATTACAAATTCTTCTTGAATATAGTGCTATAATGCTATTTACTTTATTATATGAAATGTTATGTTCTTAAAATACAATATTTTAAATATATTTTGATAAATAACTCTAAAATATTACTTTTTATTAGCATAAATGTCTTGTGGGGAGGGGACGTTTATGCTAATATTAAGAGTAAGTAAAGAGAAACTGGACAAAATGTTATTAAGAAAAGAGGCTTAGCGATGAAAAAAGATATGTCAAAGAAACTGATTGTGGCAATTAGAATAGCTTGTATAGGATCTGCTGCAATGGGGATTGGCGGAATGCAGAACGCCTTTGCCTATGCGCAACCTTTAACTCCCATTGGATATCAAGCGGATGGAGGGACAATAACGACTCATTACAGTACCGTGCATGTTCATCAAGATGGAACCGTAGAGTGGCAGAATAGTCCTGAATATCTAGAGGATAATGCACAAAACGACGGAAATGTAGCGTTAGGGAATTTTTCGAAGGCAGGTTCTCTGAACGATAAAAACATTATAGGAAATATGACTGTTGTCAGGGAATCTCCAACCGGGACGACGTATGACTATTTTCAATATGTAAAACAGGGGGATAAATACTATAAAGCATGGTATGATCCTCAGGGAAATCTTCAGGGATATCTACTGGATGCACAATTAAATGTTATTCCCGATAGCACTCCTGTTGCTTTGAATCTAGCGGGGAATATAACGAATAACGTTGCCATCGGCAATCATGCCACTACCAAATCTTCCAGCAGTGTGGCTATCGGAGATGACAGTCAGTCACAGGGATATCGTGGCATTGCTATCGGGGCAGACAGCCAGGCTGGAGATACAACCGATAGTAATGATTACAATGATGGCATTTCGGCAATTGCTGTTGGTGATGGTGCCAAAGCGATGGGGAATGGCAGTATAGCCACGGGACAAGGTTCACATGCCTACGGGTATGCGTCCATCGCATCCGGTGTAAATGCCGGAGCCAATACAACTCGGTCGATTGCGATTGGGGAAAATGCCACGGTTTCTTATAATCCACAAGCAGCAGATGACCCGCAGCGATTGGTAGCCGAACAAGCGATTGCCATTGGGTATAACAGTCAGGCAAATGGCAAAGACGCAACGGCGGTAGGCCGGCAGGCAGTAGCAGACCGGCGTAATTCTACGGCTTATGGCAATAATAGCCATGCCAATGCTTATAATTCAGTAGCCATCGGCAATAAAGCCATTGCAGGACTTAAAACAGAAACAGATTCTAATTCCGTTGCTGGTCAGTCTGCGGTAGCCATAGGAAACCGGGCTACGGCTACGCAGGAATATACGACAGCCGTAGGTGCCAGTACGTATGCTTCCGGCTGGCATGCAGTAGCCGTTGGTGATTCTAATAGGGCAACGGGTCGCTATAGCACGGCAATGGGGGCTGGGTATTCTACTTATACTGTGGATGAAACAGATAATGATAATACAGAGCGCGAACGAAACTATCAAACAATCGGAGCTAACCAGGCAACGGGCGATTATAGTACGAGTGTAGGATATGGAAATATTACTATGGGACAGAACAGCTCTGCTTTTGGTATGCAGAATGTGGCTTCTGGTATGGATTCGCTGGCATATGGCAGCGGTAATAGTATTGGACAGGAACGTCAGCCCGGAGCTACAACGATTCAACGTGATGCGGTCAATGCAGGGAATGTGACAGGATTTGCCGTAGGCCACAGCAATAAGATCGGTGGAAATCTGGGTGGAGCTTTTGGCGATGGTAATACTGTAGTGGCGGAAAGAAGTTATGCAATAGGGAACAGCAATCAGGTATCAGGCAAAGGTGGCTTTGCCGCAGGGAATCAGGCAACGGTGACAGCAGAGAATGGTATTGCTGTTGGTAATGATGCTCATGCAACTATCAGGGATTCTGTTGCCTTAGGTAATGGCGCTCGAACCAATGAAGTAGTCGGGACATCTGTTATAGAAATCCCTGGCACAGGTACTACCTATAGCAATATTTCCGGTACTTCTCCTGTTGGCACGGTAAGTGTGGGTGATGTTGGAAAAGAACGCACTATCACGAATGTTGCTGCTGGACGTATAGGACCGGGAAGTACGGATGCAGTAAACGGTTCGGAATTATACGCAGTTAAGCAGCAGGTTGGGCTGAATTCGACGGCTATTCAAAACATTAATAATCGAATGGATAGTTTAGATAATAGAATTAACAAAGTAGGTGCTGGAGCAGCTGCGTTAGCTATGTTACACCCCTTAGATTTTGATCCAGATGAAAAATGGGATTTTGCAACTGGCTATGGGCATTATGGAAACGAGAACGCTGTCGCAGTAGGTGCTTTTTATCGTCCGAATGAAGATACAATGTTCTCTATTGGCGGAGTAGTTGGAGATGGGCACGATATGATAGGGGCCAGCATTTCATGGAAATTTGGACAAAAAAATCATGTGTCAGTGAACAGAGTGGCAGCAGCAAAGGAAATAATTGAATTGCGAAAAGAATTGAATGATCTGCGTTCTTTTGTAGCAGATGCTGTTAGTGGCAATGTCTTGGATTTGTCCAAAATTCAACTTTTCCCTGATGTCCCAGAAAACCATTGGGCTTATGATTATGTTTCTACTTTGGCAGGCAATGGCGTTATCGAAGGATATCCGGATGGTTATTTTGACGGACATCGTGCAATGACCAGATATGAAATGGCAGGAGTTCTCTATAGAGCTATGTTACGCGGTGTAAAATTAAAGGAAAGAGCATTAAAAGAATTTGCGCCTGAACTAGACCGTATTCGTGTCGATACATTGACTAAACATAAAGATGGGTCGCCGGATATTCAACGTGTGCGTACGATTCCGGGCAAGGGATGTTAAAGGATGAGCAAAAGGAGGGAAATTATGAGTGCGAATAAATTGTTGGCAGTTGCCTTACTGGGCCTTGCTATTACAGGAAACGTCTTTGCTGCTAATCTTTCTGCGCAAGAAAAAGACCAGGAAACGACATTTATCGGGGAGATCTGTGAGTTTGAAATTGGGAATATATATAAAATGCGAGATGAAAACGGAAATATTACTCGCGTTGATTTAGGCAAGTATAGTGGTAGGATGCTGAACCGGACATCGTTTAGCGTTACTGGTAAAATGATGCAGGATGAAAAAGGACCATTTTTAAAAATGCGACATATGGATTACAAAGATCCAGATCCTTTTGTGGAATATTTTGAAGCACTACAGAAAACAAAAAATCCCCAAAAAGGTGGGCTTGAACTTGAACAAATCAGAGATAAGGCATTTGACCATGAGAATCCCGTGAGTGATGATCCAATAGTCTATAAAAATAATGTTAAGAAACTTTCAAATGCTCAGCTAGAAGAGTATAAAATGAATGATATAAGTGAGTTTACAAACTTGGATAGAGGGACGAAGGTCGCTTTTAAAGGTCGGGCAATTCAGACTGTGGTTGATAGACAAGTCATGCTTTTTTGGGATACGAAAGGCAATGCCGTCAATGTCAAGATGAATGGTGCATATTGTCCGCTAGGCCAGCGTTGCTTTGTTTATGGCACTTGGGAATCAGATGAAAAAGGTTCGTATATAAGCCTGGATTATATGGAAAGTGTAGAGCTGCCGACAGAAGCATATCAATAACATAAATAAAGCTGCTAAAGATGGAAGTATTATTGCATTTCTGGGGCGAAAAAAAGCAGTAATTTATTGTATTATGTTAAGGCCGGGCTATAATTGACCTAAAGGAGGTGCGGACGAAAATATTCCGGCCTTGACATATTATACGAAAGTGAAATAAAAATAAGATAATGATAAATTAATAGAAAATCAAGAAAGCAAATCTTGAATTTAAAACCGCAGAATGTGTTTATAACCTTTTTATTCATCGGGATTCTGTTGTTTTAATCCTGTCTTCTAATAATTTGTGCATGTATATAATTATAAGCCCCCAACATGCTTTAAAATATATTGATTATTATTTTTTATTAAAACGAAAAATCCAGATTTGTTATTTACCCATAAGCCTTCATTTTTTCCATTACCGGCAATCCATGCTGGATCTATGGTTTTCACTGAATATGATATATCATAATAATTCTTATCCATTCCATCATTGTCCTTGATTTTTATTGGTCCGTCAATTCTATTAATTGTATAATCAAAAATTTTATTTTTATTGAACAATCTTTCGGATTTATAATGGTCAAATTCGTGAATTAATATTTTATTGACAATTTCTTTTTCTGATAATCCTTCTGCATCTGATACTGCTATACGATTGCATTGAATTGTTTCTACTAGTATGGAGTCATAAGAATAGAATATTAAATATACAACTCCTATTAGTATAATTGCTATATTTTTTATTTTTGTTTTCTTTGTCCTGATATATTTATAAAGGACAATTGCTATCATGAAAAAAGTGAAAATATATAACATAAATAAAAAATCACTTATAAACATAATCATCTTAATTTCTCCTAATTATCAAAAGATAGAAATCCCGATAAATATAAACATTAAAATTATATGGATCCTGGTTATCTATTTTTCTGCTAGTAAATAATATTAATCAAAATATGACAAAATTTATAGTTAAATTATAGCACAGCTCACATGTGAATATTAGGGTAATATTCCATGACCTGGATTTTCGTCGAGTGCCTCAAATGCTATCAATCAACTGATTAAAGCGAAGTTATCTAGGTCTTATAATATAAGTATTACCGATGGCTGAGAATTCAACAATAATTGAACCGGCGTTTAACTATGTAATTCTCATGCGAAATGAAATAGGTCATAATTTATTATTTTATATGACCGCATTAATGAGTTTTATTAGCAAACGATGTTTGAGTGGTGGCGTGCATCAGGATAGTGTTTTGAAGATTTTTTTGTTTATTAGTTATATTAGTGCGATGCGAACTCCTTGGAGATTAGTAGAATGATTAAGCATATGCCCAATTACTACTACATACCATAGATAACGTTAAATATTATCAATATTATGCAAAAAAACAGAAGAAATTTATGAGCCAATGAGGGATACTGTAAAAAGCTAAAACGGAATATCGAGCGAGATAAGGAAGTCAATGACGAACTGACCGATATGGGCTGGCTCGTCCTGCGGTTCTGGGAGAGTGACATCAAGAAAGATTTGCAGAGATGCGTGGACTTGGTTTGCGAATACCGCGGAAAATAACTGAATATCATTTGCAATCAGCGGATGCTCATCATGGGCATCCGTATTTTTTTGCCTTCATAGTACTTAACGATAGCTGTTCTGGCCTATTACTCCTGAAGACCAAAATTTCAGGAGGTGTCCATCATGACGGACGAACAGAAACAGCAGATCATTGCCCTGCGCCGGGGTGGGGTATGGCAGGATAGCGGCACAGCTCCAGATTTCCATCAACACGGTGAAATCGTTCTGCCGGCGGCACAGCCTGGTGGCGAAAAAGACGGCATCAATCGGTATAGGATTAATAAAAAATCCTGTACCGATTTTTTTTGTAAGCCGTCAGATAAGTATCTTTCTCAAGGCTATAAAGTAGAGGAAATAAACAAAACAAACCTCGGGAAGGAGTGTGAACCAGGATGACGCAAAGAATGAGTATTGGTGTTGCATCTCAGGCTGATGACAAAAGCATTGCGGTGATTAGCTGTGTCTCTATCAGAGAACGCCTTCTACGGTTCCTGTTGGGACGGAAAGAAAAAATCACGATTATTGTGCCGGGTGATTCGGTAAAAGAACTGACAATCCATGAATCAATCGGGAAAGGAGCTTTACCATGACAAACGACGAAATGCAGAAACTGGCGGCAGGATTGGCCGACTGCGGGAAGGCACTTCTCCGTATGGCCGATGCCCTGATAGAGAAAAAGGAAGAAGCATCTGCCGCCGAAGACCAAAAGAAACTGACTTTGGAAGATGTCCGCAGAGTGGCTGCCGATAAGGCCCGCCAGGGACACACGGACGAAGTACGACAGCTCATCCAGAAGTTCGGTGCTGATAAGCTTTCTGGTGTGGATGCGGCCAAATATCCGGCCCTGATGGAAGAACTGGAGGCGATGGGCCATGCCGACTAAACACGCGGTCCTTTCCGCTTCCTCCAGTTATCGCTGGCTGGCCTGCCCGCCGTCTGCGAAAGAATGTGCCAAGCTGCCGGATACCTCCAGTGAATTCGCCCGACAGGGAACGGATGCCCATACGCTCTGCGAATTCAAGGTGAAGACAGCCCTGGGCCAGAAGCTGGAAGACCCGACGAAATCCCTCACGTACTTTGATGAGGAGATGGCGGAATGCACCGATGAATACGCGCAATTCGTCATGGAATGTCTGGCAGCGGCCAAAGTATCCTGCAAGGATCCGCTGATCATGATCGAACAGCGGCTGGACTTTTCCAAGTGGGTGCCAGGCGGATTTGGAACAGGCGACTGCCTCATCGTAGCTGACGATACTCTGACAGTCATCGATTACAAGCATGGCTTGGGAGTTCTGGTAGATGCCGAGAAGAATCCGCAGATGATGTGCTATGCCCTCGGTGCGCTGAACCTGTTTGATGGCATCTATGATATCCGCCAGGTGTCCATGACTATCTTCCAGCCCCGCCGGGACAACGTCAGCACCTGCACCATGAGCAAGGTAGAACTGCTCCAGTGGGCCGAAACGGTGCTGAAGCCTGCAGCGGAACTGGCGGCCAAAGGCGAAGGGGAGTACAAGGCCGGCGACCATTGCCGCTTCTGCAAGATTAAGGCGACCTGCCGCAAGCGGACCGAATACAACCTGGAATTGGCCCGGTATGATTTCGCCGTCCCGTCCACGCTGCAGGATGAAGAAATCGAAGCTGTCCTTTCTAAGGCCGACGAACTGGTGAACTGGGCCGGGGATGTCAAGGAATACGCTTTGCAGCAGGCCCTGTCCGGCAAGCAGTGGGACGGATGGAAACTGGTCGAAGGCCGGTCGAACCGCCGCTACGTAAGCGAAGAAGCAGTCGCCGCCAAAGTGGAAGAAGCAGGCTTCGACCCATATGAAAAGAAGCTGCTCGGCATCACGGTGATGACGAAACAGCTCGGCAAGAAACGGTTCAAAGAACTGCTGTCAGATTTAGTGGAAAAGCCGCAGGGCAAGCCGGTCCTGGTGCCGGAATCGGATAAGCGTCCGGCCATGCACACCGCGACAGATGATTTCAATGATGAAAAATAAGGAGGAACTTGCTATGTCCAAGAATTATGTCAATCCGTGCAAAGTGATTACCGGGGTCAATACCAGATGGTCTTATGCCAACGTCTGGGAACCGAAGTCCATCAATGGCGGTACGCCGAAGTACAGCGTCAGCCTGATCATCCCCAAGTCGGATACGAAGACCGTAGAAAAGATCCGCGCCGCCATCAAGGCTGCCTACGAAGAAGGCGAAAGCAAGCTCAAGGGCAATGGCCGCGCTGTACCGGCTCTCGAAGCCATCAAGACGCCGCTCCGTGACGGCGACCTGGAACGCCCGGGCGATGACGCCTATAAAGACAGCTTCTTCGTCAATGCCAACTCGACGACCAAGCCGGGCATCGTCGATGCCGACTGCCAGCATATCCTGGAACGGTCCGAAGTCTATTCTGGCGTCTATGGCCGTGCGTCCATCAGCTTCTATGCCTTCAACAGCAACGGCAATAAGGGTATTGCTTGTGGCCTGAACAACTTGCAGAAAATCCGTGACGGTGAACCTCTGGGCGGTAAACCCCGTGCAGAAGATGACTTCGCGACAGCTGACGATGACGATTTCCTGGCATAAGGAAGGAGAATTTCAATGGAAACTACGATGCAAATGATTTTAGAGATGATGTATTGCCTGGTGGCACTGGCTGCAAGCGGTTTTTTTGTGGCTTTAATTTATACAGCCCTCAAGAAGGATCATCGTGATGAAGAAATAGCACGGCACCGGGAAGAACGGGAAGCGGAATATCACCGCAAACAGATGGAATCTTTTCGGAAATAAGTATTGGTAAATGGTGGTGGCGGGGCCTTGTGTCTCGCCGCTTTTCTTGAGGTGAAGCGTATGAAAAGCATGAGTATAGATATTGAAACGTTCAGCGATGTCAACCTGGCCAAATGCGGCGTGTACAAATATGCTGAATCGCCGGCCTTTGAAATTCTCATCTTCGGATATGCCATAGATGGCGGCGAGGTGCAGGTCGTTGACCTGGCCCGGGGAGAAAATATCCCTGAAGATATTCTGGATGCCTTAACCAATGAAGACGTCACCAAGTGGGCCTTCAATGCCAGTTTCGAACGAATCTGCCTGTCGCGATATCTGAGTGATTTGGGGATAAGTCTGGACCCGTTCCATGACCATCATCCGCTTTCCCAGGACTGTGCAAGGTTCCTCAATCCGGTGGGATGGAAATGCTCCATGATCTGGTCGGCCTACATGGGTCTGCCCCTTTCACTGGAAGGCGTGGGCACTGTGCTGAATCTGGATAATCAGAAGATGAAGGAAGGCAAGGAACTGATTCGTTACTTTTGTGTACCATGCAAGGAAACCAAAACAAATAGTGGCAGGACGAGAAATCTTCCTCATCATGCCCCGGATAAATGGGCTCTGTTCAAGTCTTACAACAAACGAGACGTAGAAGTGGAAATGGCCATCCAGGAGCGGCTGAAGAAGTATCCCGTCCCGGAATCGATATGGGATGAATATCATCTTGACCAGGAAATCAATGACCGGGGCATTGCCATCGACCGGACGCTGGCTGAAAATGCCATCGTTATCGATGCCCGCAGCCGGGACAGCCTGATGGCTATGCTGAAGGAAAAGACGGGCCTGGAGAACCCGAACTCCGTCATCCAGATGATCGGCTGGCTGGAACAGCATGGGATGAAGACCGATTCCCTGGGCAAGAAGCAAGTACAAAAGCTGCTGAAAACGGCAGAAGAACCGCTTCGCAGTGTGTTGCTGCTCCGGCAGAAGCTGGCCAAATCATCAGTCCGTAAATACCAGTCCATGGAGATGACGGCCTGTGAGGATGGACGGGCCAGGGGAATGTTCCAGTTCTATGGGGCCAACCGGACCGGGCGGTTTGCCGGCCGGCACATCCAGCTGCAGAATCTGCCCCAGAATCATCTGCCGGACCTCTCGGAAGTCCGGAAGCTGGTACGCCAGGGAAATTATGAAGCCCTGGAGCTCCTGTATGATTCCATCCCCGATGTCCTTTCCCAGCTGATCCGTACGGCCTTTGTGCCCCGGCAGGGGCTGAAGTTTGCCGTAGCGGACTTTTCAGCCATTGAAGCCAGGGTGCTTTCGTGGCTGGCCGGAGAAACATGGCGCTCGGACGTCTTTGCCCGAAATGGCGATATCTATTGTGCTTCGGCCAGCTCCATGTTCGGTGTTCCCGTGGAAAAGCATGGCGTCAACGGGCATCTCCGGCAGAAAGGGAAAATCGCAGAACTGGCCCTTGGCTATGGCGGCTCCATCGGGGCACTGAAAGCCATGGGTGCCCTGGAGATGGGGCTTACGGAAAATGAGTTGTATCCTCTGGTGCAGTCCTGGCGGTCAGCCAATCCGCACATCGTCGATTTCTGGTGGCAGGTGGATGCCGCCGTGAAGACGGCCATCAAGGAACATATCCCCATGCGGGCCGGCTGCATCCGCTTCCTCTGTCAGAGCGGCATGATGTTCATCCAGCTCCCAAGCGGACGGCGGCTTTCCTATGTGAAGCCCCGGATAGGCGAGAACCGTTTCGGCGGGGAATCCGTCACCTATGAGGGCGTCGGCGCAACGAAGAAGTGGGAACGGCTGGAAAGCTACGGCCCGAAGTTCGTGGAAAACATCGTCCAGGGCATCAGCCGGGACATCCTCTGCTATGCCATGCAGACCTTACGATGCTGTGCTATCGTCGGCCATGTCCATGATGAACTGATCATCGAATGCAGCCGGGATGTCAGCGTCAATGCCATCTGCGAGCAGATGGGACGTACACCGTCCTGGGCTGAAGGATTGTTGCTCCGGGCAGACGGATACGAATGTGATTTTTATCAAAAAGATTAAAATGAAACGTCAGAAAACACCTTCTGCGGTGGCTACAAAGCAGGAGGTGTTTTTATGAACAATCAGAATGAATTTGAAAATGCAATTCCTCTATTTCAACGGTTCATGCTGACTCCTAAGGAAGCCAGCGTGTACTTTCATATTGGTGAAAAGAAAATCAAAGCCCTTGCTGCAGAACGCCCAGATGCTTCTTTTATAGTCTATAACGGAAGCCATTTGCTTATCGTCCGGAAAGAATTTGAAAAGTTTCTTTGCCAGACTTCGAGTATTTAGTTGAAGGATATGAGTTGACTTATTTGCTGGCTAGAGTGATGTATAGACAAGGAAATAAGAGAAAGGAGACTGGAATTATGCCACGTACGCAGTCGAGTATCCGCAGGGATAAGAAAAAACGAAAATTACGGCCCGGCGAAACGGTTCGGGCAGATGGAAGATATCAGTTCAAATATCAGTTAAATGGAAGACCAAAGTTCTTTTACAGTTGGAAACTGGAACCCACAGATCCACTACCGGCAGGGAAGAAGCCTTGCAAATCACTGAGGGAATTAGAGAAGGATTTGGAAATCCGTTCTGCTATTTGTCCTAATCGTGATGATGATACCATGACCGTTATGGAATTAGTACAGCGTTATTTAGCTGTTAAGACAGGGGTTAAACCTAACACGAGAACGAATTATAATTTTGTTGTCAACTTACTGGCGAAAGACCCTTTTTCGCAAAAACCTATCGGTAAGGTCAAGATGTCTGATGCTAAGTTGTGGCTAGTCAAGATGCAATCAGAAGGGAAGGGATATAGCTCCATTCACAGCGTCCGGGGTGTTGTACGGCCAGCTTTCCAAATGGCAGTCGATGATGAAATTTTATGGAGGAACCCTTTTAATTTTGAAATGAAAGAAATCCTCATCAATGACAGTGTGAAACGAGAAGCGGTTTCCCGAAAGGATATGAGGCTCTTCTTGGAATTTTTAAAAAACGACCGACATTATAAAAAATACTATGAAGCGATATTTATACTTTTCCACACGGGAATGCGAATTTCAGAATTTTGCGGATTGACTGTTGGGGACGTCAATATGGAGAACCGTACTATCAATGTAGATAAACAGCTTCAGCGGGATACAACAGGGAGACGCTATATTATCTCTACTAAAACAAAGGCTGGGGCTAGGATGCTGCCAATGACAGAAGAAGTATATCAGTGTTTTGCTGAAATCCTGCGGCGTCGAAAACCGCCTAGAGTTGAAACGATGATTGATGGTCATGGTAACTTCCTCTATTATGATAAAAACAGTAATCCCTTGGTAGCGATGCATTGGGAACATTATTTTGGCCGGGCCGTTAATAAATATAACCGGATTTATCGCTACCAACTGCCGACAATCACTCCTCATGTTTGTAGGCATACGTACTGTACCAACATGGCTCTTTCAGGGATAAGCGCCAAGACACTGCAATATTTGATGGGACACAGCGATATTTCCATCACACTCAATGTGTATACGCATATCAAATTCGATAATGCCCAGAAAGAAGTGGAACTTGTCCAGCAGCGGCAGCAGAAAGAAATGGAAAATGTACGCAAAGAGTTAGAACAAGTAGGTGCCATTCGGCCCAAGATTATCCCTTTCAAGAATGAAGCGTAG